CATGTCGACCATCTAAAGTCTTCCATCCAGTTTCCACATTAGTAGGATAATACATCGTAGGTTGAAATGGTACCTTTCTTGCGAAAGCTTTACCATCTTCGTATCCACGATACAGTATGTTATTTCCACGTCGACAGACGCTAGTATAAAATTTGTTCATAGAGTCATTATATAGTAATTTGCGTCAAATGTCAACGGGTTTATGTAATTATTTTTTGCATTGGTGGCGTTACGATCTGGCCAGTCATCTCCTTATATTTGTCTACTAACTCTTCTGTTGGATTAACGATCCATAGAATCGATCTATCTGGTATCTCCATTTCAGTTGAATCTGAGTAAGGTACGTAAGGTGTAAAGTTAATTTGGCCTTCCGGTGTAGATATCATTCCAATCGGGGTGTCTACTATATTCATGGTCTCATTCCATCCAGTTAGGATTTCTTCGCCACTAATTAGTCTAATAATTTTTATTTCCATAGTTCTCCATAGTTGTTGTTCATATGAACGAGGTGGGGTTCATAAACATATCTGTTAATGTAACCTTTAAATCATCGATAGTTCCGTTATTATCAACGGGAAATCCTTTTAAGGTACCTGCTTCAGTAACGTGATCGATCGTCTTAGTAATGTTGTCTCTTTGTATATTTAATAATGTAATACACTCATTATCAACCCAATCAAACTCAATTGGATAACGAACATCAGATATTACAAGGTTCTTTTCAGTGCGCAGTATATCATTCATCTTACGTAAATTCAATTGAAGGGTGAAATCCTTTCCACGTTCTTCGAATAGTTCATCCCACATTCCAACAAGCATTGACCTAGGACTCTTTCCAGTTGCTGATAATGGAGTATCTTTCAAATCTCTATCATGAAAGTAGTGGACTGGAATATCAAAGTGCACAGCAGCCATCTCTTTAGGTAAGTCAGCTAATGCCATAATTGCAGCTCCTCCTAGGATTTCTGCTACTATCTCCGCAGCAGTATCTTTACCTACCCCAGCTAATCCTGTTAATGCTACAATCACTTGTACTTCTCATCATGACCCTTACCACGACCATAATCACCATCATATGAATGCAATGCTTCTGCATCAAATGATAGATATTGTCCGATACGAGTGCCACGTGTTAGTTTAACATCACCACAAGCTATATGCATACAACCAGCCATACATCCATCATAACCTGAATCATATAATCCTGAAGTTAAGAATATACCATTACGATTTAAAGTGGATCGAGTAATAACCCATCCAGCTTCATTCTCTCCAACTTTAATATTATTTTCCATAATCACTTCATAGTGACCTGGTGATAAGAACCAATTACCGTTCTCATTCGGAACAATCTCAGTTGAACCTCGATGAATCTTCTCACTCTCGTTGATAGTAAATAAGTTACTTTCAATACGAAATATCTTATCCACCCTTAAATCTACAGCATTTGGCTGTACATCTCCTTCCTTCACTCCACTCAATTTAGACCTTGAGAATTGTCCCATGATATGTTTCATGATATACACTCCTTTCCATTAATAAAATTCATATTGTAATCAACATCAGGAAGTCTATCAGACGTCTTAATGTTAAAGTTTACTTCAGATTCAATCTTACCATTGATAAGACCTGTTGGTGTTTCATCAAATCGTACACCATTCATTCCTGCCCAAACAGCTGCTGAAGTGTCCCAACTGTTTATGTAGTATGCATAGTCTTTAACTAAATCGATCTCGTTAGGACCATCAACCATACCAAGGAAATGTAGTTTGTTCTCATGGCTCTCATTAAGTAATCCACGAGACTCTAGTTCTTGCATAATCTTCCATCGTGATAAGAATCGTTGAAGATTGTTGTCTTTCTCTACACCATAAGCATTAGGTACTCCAAGAATTGATACACCAATCAGATCAATCCAATCTTGTTCTAATGCCCAAGCGAATGTCTCAATGTAATCATCTAAGTCACCTACTTTAGACTGAGGTACAAAGAATGTTTTATATCCCTTCTTAATGAAAGCTGGACCTAAATTCTTTGCTGCATCAATAGTCTTTTGACCAGGTTCACCTGGATAGTCAGACATTACGATATAGTTGGCATTGATTTGTGCAGCCATATCCATTAACATATTGGACGGATACATTGGTTTACCTTGTTTGTACATTTCAAACGCACTGTTATCTAAGATGATATCTTTACCATCTTGGAAGGGCATGCAGTAGTTGGGTCCACTAGCTTCAACTAAATGTGCTAGTGTTAGATGAATACCACTCCATTGAGCGGCATGGTAGTCAAACGCTTTAGGCGATATATGACAAAATTTAATCTTACTCATTTACTTCTCCATAATATAATATTGTTTAGTGTTTAGCCATCCATTGCCATAGTGACCATGTCGTCGAAGTTCTTCTTCGCAGCTGCTGCTCCAAACTTCTTAGCAAACTCTTTCTTCATCTTATCGTTAGTAAGTTTTGAGTTTTCTAATTTGTCTATAATCCAACCAAACATCTCGTCGTCTTGTTTCTTTGCTTCTCTAATTGCTTTAATTTTAATCATTGGTATACTCCGTGTGTGAACCGTTTTCGTTATCCTCAGACACACTAATTGTAATGTCTCTATTAGGGTATTTATAATTAATTGCTTCGCAAAGGTCATCTGATATCATCTCACATGACTGATAATCCAACACAAGTGGGCCTTGAATGTCTTCATATAATGATTCTATCCATCTCTTGAATTGAATGAATTCAATGTCTCTATCATCATGTTTAACTTCAATACCAACTTTGAAATGGAAGATATGTCTATGTGGATATCCTAAGAACTTCACGTCTTCTAATTCAGGTTCAGTTAAAGCAGCAGGGAACTTGTGTATTCCTTCCTTTTGAAACCTAACCCATATCATTTGTTTTTTGATTTTCATACTATGTATTATACCTCATAATGATACAAAAGTCAACAGACTCTTTCACATCTTTCATATCTAATTGATGATTCATATGGAGTTAAGTCAACATTGTACTTAGGTCTCAACCATTGAATGAATCCTTCTTCTTGGATCTCAATATACGTTTGCGTTAAGTTCTTACGACGTGGTACGACCCATTTAAATGTCCACCCTTCATTAGCTCTTTGTTCTGTCAATGCCTTCCTAAATTTAGTACCTGAATACCCTTTACGTTGCCATTGCCTATGATTTTGTTCTAGGAATTGTAGTGGTAGTGATGTAGATCCAACATATACACATTGTTCTCCATCCCATACACTATAAACACCTCTCTCTTTACGCTCCACTACTTTCTAGTAAATGCTGCTAATGCTTCTGCTCTCAATGGAGAATTAGCCTCACCAAACTTACCTAATGCAGTTAGAGTAACAGTAGTTGAATTAGTATCCATTACACCACGTTGAGATACACAAGTATGAGCTGCGTCAACCATAACAATAATGTTATCACTTTGAGTAATGAATGACATTGCATGAGCAATTTGTTGAGTTAATCTCTCTTGAATTTGAGGACGTCGTGCAAAGTAATGTACTAATCGATTCATCTTAGATAGACCTAATACCTTCTTACCTGGGATGTATGCAATATGACACTTACCAATGATTGGTCGTAAGTGATGTTCACAATCAGAAAATAGTGTAATGTCACGTTCAACTACGAACTCATCACCCTTTGTCATCTTGTTATCTACTGCAGTACACTTAGGGAATGTATCAGCTCTTAATCCTGAGAAGATTTCATTAACATACATCTTTGCTACACGTGTAGGTGTATCAATCAATGAATCATCTGTTAAGTCTAATCCAAGAGTTAATAACATATCTCTGGTTTGCTCTTCTATCAGTTGTAGTTTAATATCATTGGATACTTCTACTAGATCCGTCATTGGTGTTTGCACACCCATCTTTACTAAATACTCGTTGACTTCTCTTCCTAATTGCTCGTTTTGTTTTGCTTTATCATGCATTGTTCGTTCTCCTATGCTTTTGTTGTTGGTGAGATCCATTCCCACTCTGGTTTCATAATCAATAGCTCTTCTACTGATTGTGCTTGATTTCTTGCTTCTTCTTCTGTTACTTCTACATATGCTGAGTTCGAATCGTGTTCGATAGATTCTACTTTTTCAACATAACATCTACCTTCTGTTACTTCTATGATGAACGGATTCACTTGTTCCCAAATGAATCTTGAACTCATCTCCATTGATACACCATAAGGTAAAACTCTTAAATCGAACATTGGTGGTTCAGTCATTTCATTAACTTCATGAAAGGCATCTAATCTTGGATCGTTTGCTGGAATAACTGTGGTGTGATCAAAGTAATATTCTAAGAACTTCTTAACACTCTTTAAGTCTCCAAATGGAACAATCCAACCGTTTTTATCTACTTCACCAGCAAATGTCATTTTAACACTTCTATCATACCCATGTACAGATGAACATGCACCAGCACTTCCATCTGACTCTTCATCAAACCACTGTGCGTGACCGCAAGGTAACTTATGCCACGCTTTTGTTGACTTTACTTTCATTATCTAACTCCCATGGAAACACAATCCAATCTTTATTGTGTTCTGTGTAATAAAAAACATTATCTTTCTTAGCCTTTTCAGATCCAATTAAGACATGACTCTCAATGTATGAACCAGGTCTTTCTTCTTCTAAGAAGGCATTAACCTCTTTCATAGTCTTTCCAGAATCATAGATATCATCTAATACTATTAATGTATCGCCTTCCCTAGTATTATCCATAACCCAAGTTGGTTCTTTATCTTGGCCATCTCTAGCTTGAAACTTAATAATAGACATCTCAGCAGGTAGTATGTTTGATAGATGAACAGCAATTGGTAGTGATCCCCTATATATACCAATTAGGTGTACATTATGACCCCTATCTACTAGTCTTTTAATATTAACTTCCATTTCAAGGATGTCTCTTAAATACTCATCAAATGTATAATTAGTCATTATGTACCCCAGCTATTGCCAAACAATGTAATGTGTAAGCGTGGACTAAATTTGTATCCATGTTCCATACAAATCTCAGCAACGCCTTTCTCAGTTAGTTCTTGTCCTTCTAATGTAGCACCTTCAGGCATTAAGAATACAGCTTCGATTTCAACACCAGCTTCTTCATATGCTGTAACTGCTGCTCTAACTTCACATAAGTCTACTTCATCTCTAATAACAAACTTCAAGTTAATGTTAGAGTGATGAACTTTATTCATTGCTAATAAGCATTCAGGATTAATTGTAACTTCTTGGTCTTCACCAGTCAAGGATAACTTAGGAGATACCATCCATGTTACTTCAGTATTCATATCATCGATATTATTAAAGTAATCAATTAGTACTGGTTGTACCATCTTTGATCCATTTGTTTCAAATGTAAGATGTGATAGGTTATCGAATTGAGGTTGTTGTAATAGTTCTACATATGCTTTCTGCCAACCTAATAAAGGTTCACCACCTGTAATTACTAAATGTACATGCTCTAGGAAGTTAGCATTAGATGGAAGTAATCCATCCAGCTCCATTGCTAAGTCATACGTATCTGCAAATGGACTTAACTTCTTATACTTCTTACTCCAAGAAGCAGAAGAGTCACAACCAATATCAACAACAGGTAACTCCTCAACAGAGGAGTAGTTATCAACATCAATTTGCATGTATGGCATATCTTCAATCGGCATATGATTATCCCGAGGTTGTCCAAATCCATTACACTCTAAATTACAGCCAAATGTTCTTAAAAACACACTTGGTGTACCTACCCATTTACCTTCACCCTGAATACTGTAAAAGTACTCGGAATATCTAATCTTTGCCATTTGCTAAACCTTCCTTTATTGTTAATATAATTATATTATACTGTAATTCAGGTCGAATGTCAACAGGTAAACGAAAATTTATTTAGATACCCTTTCTGGTTTATAGATTGATTTGAGGCCTAATGCCATTGTATTGAACTTGATGAGTGTCTTCAAGGCACTTTCAGTCGTCATACCTTGTAGGATTTCAACTGTCTTGTTACCATCTTCACCAATGACCCAATCGTACTTGCCAATCTTCTTTTGGAAGATTGCAATTGATTCTGGATCGTTAGCCATCTTAGTACATGCTTGTCTATACAGATCTGTATTAGGATTACCTTTGTTTACCCACAATGCTTTTTGAATAGCATCTCTCCACGAATGTACTAGGGTGTATGCATCATAGAAATCGCCAGAAGGTTGTACGCCCCATTTGTCTTCGAATACATCTTCAAATCTTAAACCAGGATAATTCGGATCATCATTATGTCCACCATTCTGAATATCTAAGATACCATGATGTAACCACGTCTCTGCAATACCTTGTTCTACCAATGGAAGTACCTTTGATTTATACTTTGCAGGGTTTTGTCTTGTAGATGATAGTTCACCTCTAGCAAATGCTAAGTCTCTTTCAGCTCCTTTCATGCCTGAAATCCAACCAACTTTGTCTTTGAAGACTTCAATGTAGTCATCGACAGAATGATCTGGTCCACCAATCATCATTGCAATCGCAAATGCTTCTGGAACCATACCTGAACCCATAGCATGTGAAATGCCGTTATCTTCATTTAGACCTTTGGTCTTAGCCATAATGATGTTTAAGTTTTGATGACATACAGAATCGTATTGAGAGTAGTCATATAACACATTCTCTTGGAGATAAGCAATACCATTGCCACCATGACTTACCATGATTACATTATCTTTAAATCTCTCTGTATTGTGGAACTTATTAAATCCTGCAATATCTCGTGCACCTGGATTGTATGTAACTCGTACATCTTCCCCTAATGCTTTTGCAAACTCTGCTGCAACTATGTTAGCCCATACAGAAGTACCCTTTCCAGGTTTCTGTGGACTCATAAAAATTGTTTCACCAACTGCTACTGTTGACATTGCAATGCCTACTGCTAATGCTAATCCTTTCACTTTCATCTTATCTCCATTTACGAATAATCAATACTACCTTTGTTTCTATAACTATATATCATCGTCAAAACAATCAATGATGATATAACTAAAAATGCTGGATGGTCAAGCAGGTCTTTCCCATATCCTAATGATACATTGAGCCTGCCTTGTCCCACATCATCTTGAATTATATTTATAAGAGCATATCCACCTATGTTATACATGCTCAATACTTGAAGACCTAATAGCTCTATCTTATCTCCTAATATGAATCCAATCATTAATGCAGGCCTGGAGAAACCATAGGTCTTCATACCTAATCCTAATAACGTAAATACTACTAATATTAATAGGCTCTCTAATCCATATGTACCAAATCCTGATACCCACACAGACCAACCTACAAATAGAACTATAACTGGAAAGTAATACTTGTATGGAACGTATGCAATTGCGGTTAAGTACTTCATTAATACCAAACATATAATGCCAGTTACTAATGTTGATCCGAGAAACGCAAATGACAATGAGTCAAAGAACTTCGTATCATTAGCAATTGATACTGTATCTAATGATAAATCAAATCCTATAATAGAAAATAATCCTATTACAATTGCTGCAAATGGAGCTCCAGGAATTCCAAACAACACAGTAGGAATGAATGAAGTTGCCTTTTGAGCATTGTTAGAACCTTCAGGTCCAATCACTCCTTTAATGTTTCCTTTTCCAAATGGTATCTTCTCATTTGGATTAGATGCTACAGTTGATCCGTATGCTAACCAATCAGAAATAGCTCCACCTAATCCAGGAAGAAACCCAATTACTGATCCAATAAATCCACCTCTCAATGATAACTTCCACTCTTTAAATGAAACGCGTATCCCATCTCGTACTTGTTTGTCGTGGTCAATGTTTGTACTACTTGATAGTAGTACTTTGTTTCGTAATGCTAATATCATTTCAGGCATAGCAAATACACCTGCTAATAATGGTATGAGGCTTATACCCTTTCCCACTCCATCACCTATTAAGAAGTCCCACCCCATCGTGAACCTAGGTTCAGCAGTAATAGGATCCGTTCCTATCATTGCTAATCCAACACCTAACGATAGTCCCATCAAAGACTTAATCCAATTGGAATTTGATATGAAACCTACTGTAACAAAAGCTAGAACGCATAATGCAAACATCTCTGCTTGTCCTATGCCCCCATCAATTGGAGGTAGTATTACAAAGTCGTGATAGAATGGCAATAAGAAGAATACTAACGATCCGTAAAACAATCCATTAACAGTCGATGTTGTAATAGCAGCAGATAATGCATATGTTGCTTTTCCTTGTTGAGCTAATGGGAATCCATCAACCATTGTAGCAGCAGATGAATTAGCTCCTGGTATTCCTAATAAGACTGAAGCGAATGTATCACCAGTAGTAGATGAAGCAACAACTGCTGTTATGAATATTACAGCTAGATATGGATCCACACTAGCTAGCAATCCCACGAATGGGAAGAGTAATACTAATCCAGTTGTTGCTCCTGCCGATGGTATAATACCAATTATCAATCCATAAAATACACCGGCTAGCAGTGCTAATATGCTCATTCTATATCTGCTTCAAACTCCTTCAAACGAATTATCACTGACCTAAGCTCTGTCACAGTCATCCAATTGTCTGTGAAGAAACTCATACTTTCATGTATCTTATCAAAGGCATTACCAATTTGAACAAGAGTACCTAATGTGATTAGTCCTGCAAAGTATTGTGGGCTTGCTATTAGATATGGAATCACTACACCAGCTTGGAAGTATAGGTTTTCCCATAGTGAATAGTACTTGTAGTTATCATACAACCTATAGTAATTCACTTTCATCTCAGCGAATACTTCTAATATATGTCTATTGGTATGCGCATCTTTATTATCTTCACATCGTACTAATGCCTTCCTAAGTCTTGCTTCAACAACCTGATTATTATATTCCAGTTTGGGTAACTTACGACCTACAACTGTAGATACAGCAAGGCCGCCAACAGATACTCCTAATGCAATCCAAATTAGATAACCAGGTATATCGAAGCCTTCACTTAACGTCCATAACACAGGAAGGAAGAATACCAAAATCATAATGGCTTTAATAAAGCCTTCCCCTAGAATCCAAATGTACCATGCAAATTTCCTAGTGTCTTCTTGGATACGTTGACTTGCACCTTCTGTGTGGTTATCCATCATCTTCCATCTAGGCAAGTATTCTTTAGTCATAGCTTCACGCCATCTAAAACTGAATCTATTACCGATGAACTGGGTATACGCAAACAATAGAATTGCCAATAGAGCTAGGGGAATAAATCCCCATGTTGTGACATCATATAATAGGAAATCGCCCCTATTAATAAAGCTTTCTAAGAATGCAGGTTGGTCTTTGTCTTCTAGTGCATCATAGAAGACTTTATACCAATCATTGAATTGGCGTGTGAGGTATGCTTGAAACCCTACTATTAAAACCAGGAATGTTAGAGTCGACCATGCATAGACCTTGTCATAGCCGTTGAAAAAAGCTTTTATCATAATGTATTATTTTATGCCGATGTTATACTTCGGGCATAATTCCCAATTAGTTTTATCCTTGTGTGATATAATTTTGATCTGATTAAGAGGTGTTTTATGAGCCACTGCAGAGTGATCTACAATCTCCAATAGTCCCCAATCAGACATTAGTTGTACAATTGTGTTTCTTCTACCGACATCATTTGCTGTTAGATTAGAGGGCTTACCATCTAATAAAAACAGTTCTTTGAAGTGTGTAATGAAATATCGTCCTTGTTTGTGCAGTATATGACAGGATTGATATAGCTTTGAATCTTGTTTAGACGCGACACCCATTCGGGTTAAGGTCTCTCTGATTTTTAAAAAATCATCTGGTTGCATTAATATAACTTCTAACATCATATCTGGTGTCCAGTTTACCAGTTCATCATTGTTGTATTCCACCATGATTTAGTTTTTCCTTTATAATTCTCAATTCATCATTATTAAAGAGCGGTAAAACATCTTGGGCTTTTTCATTACTATAATTGTAATATACTTTGATTGCATCTATGTCTTCTGACTTAGACACTTTGTGCCACTTGGAAAATCTCTTCCGCTTCCTTACAATATTTATAAGAAAGTCAAATTGGAGTTTACCATCCAAATGGTGGTATCGATTCATCTCATTAGCATACAATACTGTATCAGGAAAGTAAGATAAACCACGGTTAATCATAAATGCATTGTAATCCTTATTAGATATCTTAACATCTTTAAAGTGATAATACACATTACCGTTAATAGCATTTAAGTAGCTAAACGGATTACTTGTTAGTTCATTCGTCATTGGAACTTGATGTTAGCCATGATTTCAGTGAAACAGGCAACAACGTTTAATTCGTGATCTGCGACAAAACTATCTTTGTATTGGTAGTCAGCAAGAATCATTACTAATTGTGGTATCGACTGTGGGTCTACGAAGCTAGTCATATGATCATATACTAACCTAAACAATTTTGCAGACTCCACGTCGATATTATCAGCAACCCATATTCGCATATTCTTAAAGTTCTTGCTCTTTAGATCATTCATCAATGCTTTGATACTAGTCTCAGAAAGGGTAACGAGAATTCCAGTATCAATAGTACCACTCATCCCATAACGTTGGCATTCATTTATAACACGACGCCAATCGGGCAGGTACTTCATGATGAGTTCAGCAAGAACGACATCTTCATATTTAATATTCTCGAGATCGAGAATATGCTTTAAACGGTCCATGAACTGGGTTGCCAATTGTACTTTATCAGTACCAGCATTAAATTCATAGACGGAACACCTGCTGTGTAATGGTTCAATGATTCGATTCTTAAAATTGCAGGTAAGGACAAACCGACAATTGTTAGAGAACTCTTCAATGAACCCACGTAACGCAGGTTGTGTAGATTGGGGGTTTAAGTAATCTGCTTCATCTAATATGACTACTTTATAACCTCCCTGGAGTGAAACAGTTGAAGCGAACTGTTTAATTTTACCACGGAGAGTGTCAATGTTACCATCTTCTGATCCATTAACAATAATATAATCAAGATTCAGTTCTTCACAAAGTGCTTTAGCTACTGTAGTCTTACCTACACCTGCCGTACCTGTAAACATCATATTAGGTAACTCACCTGTCTCTACAATCTGTTTAAATGTAGATTTCAGCTGTGAAGGTAATACACATTCATCAATTGTAGATGGTCGATACTTCTCGACCCATAAGAACTCATCTCTTTTCATTCACTTCTCCATGGTATTTAATAATATATTATACGCTATTTCATTAGCATTGTCAACCTAGTCTCTCATAAGATCTAACTCCTCCGCTGACTTCATGCGTGCCTTATAACCACCCCTATCTGATACAGATTTAGTATCATACTTGCTATTCATTGGATTTGGTACCAATGATTGTTCATAAGTTCCTCCAAATGGAGGTCTCAATGTACCAGGATTGTCTACCTGTGATGCTCGAGAGGTAGCATGTACTCTCATCCCGAAACTGTTTGTTTTTAGATTACCGTTCATTGGCTCTAAGCCAGTATATAGTTTATCACTCATTAATTACTCTCCGTCACTCTCAGCATTATCTTCTTCAGCTTCAGCTGGTTTATTTGCTTCAATGAATGCAGCTAGTTTATTACGAACAGCTCCAACATCACCTAATTCAGCACCTTCAAAGGCACCACGCTTTGATACAATATCAATGATATGTACACATGCTGCAACATCTTGCAGACTTAATTGAACTTCTTCTGACATAATTGTCTCCTATTTTATTTTTCTAAAGCTAACCAATATTGAGTATCACTTGACATTACAGATGCAATGTTTTTTGATGATACCTCAAAGGTATATTTATCACTTACATTAAACTTAAAGTTGTTGATATTAAACTTGAAGTTTGTATCAGCAGTTGAGTTTTTAGCTGACCCTTGAACACTCAATCTAAATTCATTAGATGTAGCATTCTTTGGGTCAGTTACAGTAACATTCACACCATTGTTATCAACTGTAACAACAAGATGATCTACCTTTAAAGCAGCTGATGCTTTTCGAATAGAATTTAACTGTTGTGCAGATAGAGTGAATGTCAGTACGACATCAGGTAACTTTGGTTCGTTCTTTGCTGTTACCAGGTTATTCACATCTGAGAAGAAGTACTTGATTGAAGCGTCATTATCAGATAGAGTGACAAACTTTTGACTATCGTCGAATGTTAATTCTGGATTGTCAAACATACTCATCGCTGATAAGAACTCAGGTAAATCATATACCCCAAACTCATATGGGAATGTTTCAGTGACTGTTGCTTTGGCCATAAGGTTCTTAGACACTGCAACAGTCTTGAGTGTCTGGTCCGTGGTAAATGCGATGTTACTGTTAATCACAGCAAAATTCTTTAATACATCTACAGTTTCATTACTTAATTGCATCATTATAACTCCTTCGTTTGATACCTATATTATACTGGAATTGACCACAAAAGTCAACACCATTGCGTCTTAAAGTTTGTACTCTGCGTACGGCACTTGAACATCTTCAGCAACTAAAGACTCAACTAACTCTTCTTCACCGTAAGTGACAGTAGCGTCAACTTTAGAGTAAAGATCGATGAATGACTCTTTAGTATCATCATCAAAACGATTCACACAAAGCTCAACTGCTTTGTCTCGTTTGCCGAAGATAGAGAACGTCTGAATGATGTGACAAAGACGACGTGTTGAAATCACTTCATCAATACCTTCATCTTCGAATGTCTTACGAATCGTATCAGCCCATCCAACAAGAAGGTTTGCAAACTCATCATCAACACAGTTAAACTTCTCCATGTGCTTCAATAAGATTTTCTTCTCGATTGAGGCAGATGGATACTTCTGTTCAACAGTGATTGTGAAACGCTCAAGGAATGCTTCATCAATGATTGTAGCAGCAGTGTAACGTCCATCATCAGAACCTTTACCCTTTGTATTAGCAGTAGAGATTACATTGAAACCCTTTGCTGGTTTGATTACTTCACCAGTCTTTTTGATAAGAATTGGCTTACCTTCTAAAACACCTTGGAGAGCCATAATCTTATTTGTTCCACGATCGATCTCATCGATAAGAAGTAAAGCACCTTGCTCCATTGCTTTAATAACTGGTCCCTTCTGGAAAACAGTCTCTCCTTGAATCAAACGGAAACCACCGATTAAATCATCTTCGTCAGTTTCAGGTGAAATCTGAACACGAACATATTCACGACCAGCTTTTGCACAAGCTTGTTCGATCATGAATGTTTTACCATTACCAGATAGACCGGTAACATATGTTGGGTAGAATTCATATGACTTAACAATCTTCAAGATGTCTCTGAAGTTACCCCACTCAACAAAAGTGTCATCCTTTTCAGGGATGTAAACTTCATCATTTGAAACAGATGAAACACCAACGTTTTGAACAACAGTGTTAGATGTTTCAATTGAACGAAATGGAATCAAAGCAGCTTCAAGGTTGTAAATACCTCTACTTACTTTTGGAAACTTTCTGAATTGATTGGCAACAGCATACTTACCATAACCAAGTTTAGATGCAACAGCATCGAATTCTTTTAATGTGAAATTAGACTGATCAACGTATGTGTCAGCGATAGACTTTAGTACTTTTTGTAAATTCATAATATATATCCTTTTTCAATTGTTTATAATTACATTATACTGTATAACGGTCAAAATGTCAACAATTATTTACAGCATAAACCCTTCTTTAAAATGTGGGTATCATTCAAACTAGTTCCTCCACAACACCAAGTACCTCTGCTAGGATAAGCAGGGCGGCACCAACAATGATTGAAAATGGAAGGGCTGCGTACCCTACAAATCTCAATCCTGATTTAATGAAACTAATTATCTGATGCTTCTTCGCATCTGGGTATCCATCTAACATATTTTCTCCTTATGCGGCAACCGCATCTGTGATTTTATTAACTAATTGACGGGTGTGCTTATTACCCTTACTAAACTTACGGAACTCACGTTTAATATCTTTAATCGCTTCAGTCTTCTTTGGTTCGAATGACTCAGTACGATTCTCAAGCTCTCGGCGAGTAGCAATCTTAATGATAAAGAATTCATCGTATCCAGCTTTGTTGGACATTGCTGTCACACCATTTTTTAGGAAATCCTTACGTTGCTTCTCACTCTCCACTGAACTGTATAATCCTTTCTTATCAGCACTTCTTGCGTATCGTAAACCTTGGTAGAATGAACCCTTATCATCAGCAAGGTAGAAACCAAGCATGTTTGAATTAGTATACTTACCAACGGCTTTAACAACACCAGCAAGTAAGGTTTGAGTATCTTTACCCTTGATCATCTTACCTTTGAAATTAATAGAGTATGTCTCATCCCATTCACGACCCGTATCAACTGAAATATTATCATCAGAATTGATGTGAATGCTATCAGCCCAACCGTCCGTCAGGACAATTACGTTTGTCTTTTGAACACCATTTCGTTTTTGGAAAGAAGTGATGATATCAGCAGAAGCAATCATTGTTTGAAGAAGTGGTGTAGAACCCATTTGATCTAACTCACAATCCCACTGCATACGGACACTTGGGTCTTCGGCCAACTTCCATGAAGCAACACCAACAGTTGAAAGTTGTCTGCAAGCGTCTTTAAACTGTTTCTTGTTCATTCTTGATGAAAGAACTTCAACAATCTTAGTTCGAACAGCTCCTGCTAGTGTTGAAGGACCAAGTTTGTATTCATCTTTTTGAACACCGTTAGCACCTGAAGTGAATGTGTAAACCTCAAATGGGATATTAACTCTATCACAAAACTGAGCAATCGTAAGTGTCTGACGAATAACGTCTTCTAAGATGTTTCCCATTGAACCTGATAAGTCCACAAACATAACAATACCGTGGCTCTTAGCTTGGGCAAGTTGTTGAACAGACAAGAAGATATCTTCAGAATATTTGTACTGGTGAAGCTTATTGACGTTTAATGAACCAGTCTTAGCTTCCGCACTTCTTGCATATTCCCAAGCAGCTTTCTTACGTTCAAACTCACGGGCCATTTGACCTACAACAGGTTTGATCTTATCAGCAATATCTTTGTAGAATTTTTCAGCACCTGTACCATTGTAACGAATACTGTGAAATTCATCATTACGTTGCTTGAAAAGCTCTTCGAACTTTGTTACCATTAACTTAATGTCTTCAGAGTGGATTCCAGCACAATAGCGGTCTTGAATACCTCTTTCATTCTTATCAAGTAATGACCCTTCATTATCTCTTTGAGCATCATCAGTAAGGGTATCAGAATCGTCATCCTCTACAGATCTCGATTGTCCTTCAGTACCTTCTGAATCATCTTCATCATCTCCTGAACCATCTTGAGACATTCCGCTTTCTTCTCCTTCTTCTTCCGTTTCTCCCTCACCCTCTGGGCTTTGTAAAGACTCTGTCTCATCTTCATTTTCTTTTTCCTCTTCTGGTTTAGCTTTAACAAATTCGTTAAGAGCTTGACATGATTCTAAAACATCTTCCCAAGTCTCAACGGCCATGGCTTGATCAACTAATGGTTGCTCATCAGCTGAAAACTCAATGTCGATACATCCACGTCCTTTTGCAAAGATATTCAAACGGTCCATAAGACCGTATTTAGATATATCTTTACCTTCAGTACCGAATAGGTTGTCGTCAAATAGTGTCTTATAACCTTTCTTAAATGAACGAACGATTCCAGGGTATGTAACCTGGATTTTCTTTTCAATTCTAATGTCTTCTACAATGTTGATGTAAGAGCGTGGTACACCTGGGATAGTCTTATCTGAATCGTGCCATCCGTCAGCAGGTGTATATAATGCGTGTCCAACTTCGTGTCCAACTAGTAAGTCGTAAACAGCTTTACCTTTGTCAGCCCATAATGGAAGTCTCAATACACGATTGATAACATCGAATGATGCTGTCTTATAATTGCCATGTTGTACCGTAAGGTTTTCCTTCGCGAGTAACTTGGCTAAGTAATCTTGTGCTTTTAAATTCATAATATAAACTCCTTCTAGTATGTTTTAACAATACGGTGACCATCACCAACTAGTAACAAATCAGCAGATAACTTATCGAGGCGAGCTAATGACTTAGCTTTATCGATAGCCTCAAGGAAATGTACTTGCTTTGCTTTATATTGAAAGTTGTTAACTAATTCGACTAGTAATGATTTCTTCTTGTCGATATTTGATTCAGCCCATATAGCCTGTATAACTGTGTCTGTAATTTTCTTCATTTCTTTGTTCCCTTTTTGATTGTTATAATTACATTATACTCTAAAAGGGAAGAAAAGGCAACACCTTTATAGTAAGGGTATTATAAAAACCACCGATATATTCCTACGAAGTTGATCACTTGAAAGAACAATTGCATTCCAAAGAATGAATACATTCCCTTACGATATCCCATCACAGCTAAGCAAGCACTTGAAATAACGAATGCTACGAATCCCCATTTAGAGTATTCGAAGTTAGCTGCAATTAGGATAGCACCAAATATGCCAGTGACTGCGCCTACTTGCTCTAATAATTTATTCACGCTATCATAGAGAAGTTATTAGGTTTCTTAAATGTAATCTTCTTATCTAACTTAGACTCAAGTAAGTCTGGTTTGTGACTGATTACGAATGTATTAGTATTATCATCTAAATGATACAGTATCTTCATTAGATTATCAACTCCATCTGTATCTAATGATGAATCAAATGTCTCATCCAGAATCAATAAGTTTGTGTTAGTTGAATTCTTCATTTGAGCAATCTTACGCCATGCAAATAGTAATGCTAAATCGATACGTTGCTTCTCACCTTCAGAGAAATTTGCATATACAAATGTGTCTCTATGACGGCTTCTGATAGTCTCATTAAAGCTCTCATCAAGATTGAATGATACGAAGAAGTCTAGTGTTTGTAAGTATTGATTGATTAACATATTCATTGCTGGTAAGTACTCCTTAACAACCTTAGTACGAATACCTGTATCCTTTAACATTTCAGATGCTACACCATTATATAACATCTTCTCATTATATTCATCTAACTGATCCCTACATTCATCTGCTTTAGTTTGTAAGTCTTTAAGTTCCGTGTAAGCGCTCGCTAAATCTACTGCATCTACTACTTTACGTTTAGATGCTTTCAATTGTTCGATTTGACTTTGAATCTTAGACATCGTATTACCAATTAATGCAATCTCTTTAAGATCTGCTTGAATTGCTTCGATGTATAGTCTATTCTCTTCCTGCTCATCAGTAACTTCAGTACGAGCTTTAAGTAGTATCTTAGCACCATCTTTGATTGTAGCTACCCTATCATCTTTCAACTCTTGAGTAATATCTTGAGTACATGTAGGACACGAATCATTGTTCATATAAAACATATGCTCTTCTGTAGTGTGTTCTATAGCTACTTTGACTTCTGTCATTTGTGACCTCAGATTATCTCTAATCTCTTGAAGTTCAGCAAGTTGTTCTTGAGCATTAGATGTATATGAACTAAGGCTATCGTTTAAACTAATGCCTTCTTTCATCAATGATGTTATTTGAACATCAATCCCCTTGTTAGTCGATTCAACATCTTCCTCTGCTTCTTTATTTAAAGACTCCATCTTCCTAATATACTTCTCTTGGTAATCAAACTTACCCTTATGTACATCAAGTGATGATTTCTCTTCTTTCGCCAAACTTCTGATAGAAGAAGAACGCTCCTTAATGATATTCTTCATCTTACTAAAAATATTAATATCTAATAAGTCTTCGATTACTTCCCTTCTATGGTTAGTAGGTAATTGCATAAACGGAATGAATGAAGATGATCCGAGTACTACAATCTGGTGGAATGACTTATGGTTGAGTTTCAAAATGTTCTGTTCTAAGAACTTCTGATAGTCTCTGGCATTAGACGTTTGATCAATCATTGATCCGTCCTGCCATATCTCAAACTTATTAGGCTTAATACCTCTTTTAACTTCGAATGAATGTCCTGCTACTTTGAATTGGACATCTACTTCAGCACCTTTAAGGTTAACTGAATTAATCAATTGAGCTTTAGATACACTTCTATGTGGCTTACCAAATAAACCAAATGATAATGCGTCTAATATAGATGACTTACCTGCGCCATTATGCCCTACAATTAAAGTTGACTTAGCTCTGTTTAAATCAATCTTAATTGAATTAGCACCTGCTGATAAGAAATTCTTATATTCAACCGATACAAACTCTATCATCGAATCATAGCTCCAAGACCTGCATCTGAAATTGCAAATCTAAGCTTACCGCATGTTGGGTAACCTTCTGCTAGTTTATAGCCAACTTTATATTGTTGTTCTTTAGACATTGTGTGTACATTTATCTTGTGTTTAGCAATAGCTTTATTGAGGTACGACATACCAATATTAGTTAGTCCTGCACAGTATTCTTTATAGTATACGGCAGTACCAATTGCTAGCAATACTATATCCTTATTATTCATTGCATCATCAATATTAAATTGATGAGTACTTACTGCGTGTCGTTCGTGGTGTGATGCTAATGTTGTTGCTGGGAACATAAACCATACCCCTACGATTAATGTAGTTAGCATTGCTAGTTTAATTTTTTCGTGTTTCATTATTGTATTTCCTCATTGATTGCTTCATTATATAGTGAATTCATCAGTACTTTAATCTTATTCTTATCTAAATCTGTTGATACAGAATCGACATATGTACTCATTAACTCTGTTGTGTTATCTATTGACTCGAGATCAGTCTTAACATTCTCACCTAAGAACTCTTGGAAGTTCTCAACTATCTTTAGTTCATGAGTATTAATTACTGCTATCTTATCAATAAATTTGTCAAACATAAAGGGATTAGTCTTCTTATCAACTATTACCTTTACGAATTTATCTTTTAAATGGGTTACATCATAATCAGTATAGTCTCTAGCACTATCATTATAATGTACCTTTTCAAATAAGGTGATTGGATTAAGCACTGGAGTTATCTCAAGTGTGTCGGTATCAAAAATGTGAAAGTGTTTTGGATCATGGGCATCATTCCATGTAAACTCCATTTGACTTCCCAAATACCTAATAGTTTGTTTTTGGCTCTTTGTGTGATAGTGTCCTGTCAATACCGTATCATAGTGTTTGAATAATTTAGAACTCATTCCATGAGGACTCTTGAATCCTTTCAATACTTCACATCCTTCTATCTCTAAATGACCTAATAAGATACCATCATTATCCCTAACAAATCTCATAGACGTGTCATAGTTATCTTTATTGATCCATGGTAGGAAGTTAATATCAACACCATCATATGTAACAGTAGTTGGCTTCATGAAGATATTAACATTAGATGTATAGTATCCTAACAGCTCTTTAAGGGAACACAGCTCATTAGTATTCTTATGAAACACATCATGGTTACCAGGAATGATATCCATAGTCATACCATTATCTCGTAATGGCTCTAAGAATATCTGTCTGTTATAGTTTAGTGCTTTAAAATTAATGTTCTTGCGATGGTCGTAGTAATCACCTAAGTGTACTACTTGTTTGATATCATTATCTCTACAATACGGAAAGAATATATCTTCATAGAACTTCCTTTGGTATTCCATAAAGATTTCTGACGAATTTCTTACTCCACAGTGTGTATCATTTAGTATTGCAAATTTCATGTTTTGGTGACCATCCAAGTTTGGTTAATAATGTTATATCAGCTTTGGTATGCGTTCTTTCTTTCGGTGTTGAATTCCATCTTACTATTCCATCCCACCCAAATGACCTGGCTACATCTAATGTTCTTGTAGGTTTACCAGTTCCAATATCGACTACCTTATCATCTATTATACTATAGTTCTCCACTAAAGTCAACAGGGCAGAGCAAAAATCTTCAATATGAGTGAAGTCTCTTGTGTGCTCTCCGTTGATATAACCAACTGAATTAACGTCGTTCTTCAATCTACAGTACAACATGTCTTCTCTGCCAGGATACACTGTGTGTGGTCTTATACCAAGTGAATTGAAAGGAGCGATTTCTTCCATTATCTTTTTAGTTGTAGCATATGGATTAGTCCACCATTCGGCTGCATTAGATGATGATGTGTATATTATAGGGAGGTCTAACTTATATGTTGCTTTGAATATTGCTTTAGATCCATTAACATTGTTGTCATAATAGAATTCTGGTTGATCAAATGATGCCCTAACCCCCGCTTGACCTGCCAAATGAATGACCATATCAATATCAATAAACGCCATTGTTGTAATTTCTCTAACGTCACCTGGATACTCATTAACATGATATCCATTATCTCGTAAAACTACTTTTAGATGTGAACCTATGTATCCATCACTTCCTGTCATTAAAATATTAATGGTTTCTTCCTCCTGAAAATACACAAAAGAATGCTAGGTCATCATGATGACTTGTGTTAGTTACTTTATGAAATTGCCCGGCGGAAATGGTAAATGTTTTACCAGCTTCTGCATAGTATTCATTATCATCGATTAACATTAATCCAACTCCTGATAGAAAATGATATACTTCTTCTTGATTGTCGTGACTATGACCCCGTGTTGATTTATCAGGATGTAATGTTGTAGTTGATACTGTTAGTTCATTAAGGGTTGTATTATCAATTAGCCTATAAGTGTCAGTATCTTTAATTGTATTCCCGTCAAGGATTTCTTTCTGATTTATAACTCTATCTTTTAATATACTGGTGGAGAATCCATGTTGTCTGGAATTGAAGAAGATTTCAATTGGTAAATCATCACCAGTGAACTCTCGCCCTTTATAATCTTCACCAATAAATCTAATATCAATATGGTATAGATTAAGCAGATCTCTTAAATCAGCTTCAGTTGCATAAGGAATAATCTCATCAACATACTTAATAGCAGATAACTGGGAGTATCGCTCTACAACATTCTGCACTGGATACTTGCCATGTTTAATCGGATTAGTATTCAATCCTACAATTAGTTTATCACAATTCTCTTTACACTCTTTCAACATCTCAACATGTCCTGCATGTAATAGATCAAATGAGCTGCATGTAAATCCTATCATCGTATCTTCTCGTTTATTTCAATTGCCTTCTCTAAAAGCTCTAATGGCTTACCTTGATCCCTAGCATATTTAGCAAATGCCTTAGTGTCTTTAGGGAAGCACATACCACCATATCCCCTTCTTCCATCAGGACCAGGTACTTGCATATGACTATCACCTATACGTGAATCTAATGATATACAATTAGTTAGTTCAAGGAAATCACCTGCAAACAAAGCTTCTAATTCATTGAAGAATGTTACCTTAGTTGCAAGAAACGTATTAATAGCATACTTGATATAGGCAGCTGTACGTATAGTAGTAAACTTAACCTGCTCGAATTCAACGTCAGCATTAGCTAATAACTTAAACCAGAATTCAGGATTGTGACCTGCGAATATAGCAAAGTCTTGTTGTTTAAAATCTTCAATGCTACTTTCAGCTCTTAGGAATTCTGGGGAATATGTGAAATCATATAATTCCTCTAACCCACATAGATCAATTGGAGGTACAGTACTCTTAACTAAAATTTTAGTGGGGTAGTCATAATTGGATATATGATCTAAATAGAACTCAACTAAAGAGTAATCACACTCTCCATCATCTCCTTGAGGAGTAGGTAAGCATAATATATAACCATCTAAACCAAATTGCATACCAACTCCATATCCAGCTGGCGGATCAATAATCAATAGATCATGATGATTCTTTAAAGCATCATATACAGCTCTACCTAGAACACCGTAACCTACAATCCCTATTTTCATTACAGAATAGCTGCAATGTTGCTATCAGCAACAAGTAGGTACTCTATCCCATCATCTCCCTTAACTGCTTGAGCTGAACCCTTTAATACTAATGCAATATCACCTGGTTTCATAGCGCTTTCAACTTTATCTCCAACTGAGATAATCTTAGCCTTTTGGAACATTCCTTCTTCAGATGTTCCTGTTAAAATTAACCCTGAGTCTGTTACGGTTTCTTTTTCAATCTCAATCTGTTCAATCAACACATTCTTATGTAATACTCTCATACAAATAGCTCCAATCCTTTCTTTTTTGCTTCTTCTTTAATTTTATCTTGTTTTGCAAATTCTTTAACAGCATCATCTTTCATATGCACCTTAGAGATTTTCTCTCTTAACGTATCTATAAAGGATTGATCAACTGGACTATTCACATCAATGCCACACATGAATGATTCAACATCTGCTTGTGCCATAAATTTGAATTTGATATCTGCTTGTTTCTTCTCTTTAGTAATTCTACGAATGAACGCAAAGTATGCTATTTGAGTGAAGTATGAAAATGCATTAGGCTTACCTGTTCTGGTTGCTGCATCGATATTATAATTGTGGATTGCTTTAAGACAATTCTCTACACCATCCATTACCATTTCATCTCGATATGTATATCGTACAAAGTTAGGTTTATGACTTAACCCTTCACATATCTTCATAAAACATGTAGCAATGTAATCTGTTACTACTGGATTGATCTCTCCCTTTTCATTAGCATCTGCTGCATCCTTTACATAATCTACTACTGCGTATGAGAAATCTCTATTATTGACATAATGGGGTTTATCTCTTGGTTTAATCTTTTCGGGTTTGTCTTCTGACATAATGCTCCTGCATGTTTTATTTTAATATTAAGTATATTATACCTTAATTACGAGGAGAAGTCAACAGCATATTTAATTACTATTTACTGTTGACCTTTGGTGGGAAATGGTGTATAATATAATTAAGTTATGGGAGCCCTGGATAAGGAGGGTAATTAGTGTAATGCTTTAGATTGAGTTACACCAGGAGTTAGTTCTAATAATCTTAAGGTAGTGTGCTTTAACATCATCACTTACATTAGTTTCCATAATAACATTATACACATCTAATTTATGAACTACATTATCAGAGAATGGTAACCACTTAGAAAGTGTAAATTGCTTACTTGGATCCATTGATACTACCATTGGTTCTTCTAAATGAATTACTGGTTCAATTGAATCTATATCATCCCGTACATACGAAATTATAGACTCACCATTCATGAGTTTAAAGTATCTAACATTAATATTGTCTAACGACAACGAAAGTTCATCATCCATATAGTTATTTATCATATTTCTATCTCGTAGATTTTATATTTAAAGCGTTCCTTTGCATACAGTTTAATTCGTTCTGCTGCATGATTCAAGGTATAATTCTTACGTTTCTTCCAATGAATATCATCTGCAATATCAAATATCTTCGTAACTCTTCCATCATCACTCTTACGTAATCCACGTCCTATACTTTGTAAGATTCTAATCTGACTCTTACTTGGAGAAGCAAAGATAATGTTATGCAGGTTCTTAATGTTAATACCAGTAGAGAATGTACCAAGAGATGCTACAATAATTGCACCATTTTCTTTCTCTGTAATCTTACGTATATCTTCTCTTGACTCAGCATCAGTATTACCAGATACAAAGAATATCTTTCTATTCTTATGAGCCTTCTTTAATATCATTTCATGTAATGGCTTACCATGCTTCTCAACAAACTGATACAATACAAGGGTATTACCATCTTGATCCAATGCTAAGTTTCTAATAAATTTATTGCGCGGGAAGTATGATACAATCTCATTCATTTCATCTTGATACTTAATCTTTGTTAATTGCTTTCTCAATTCAACTGGCCACTTCAATAGCAATACAGAGATATCTAAATCAGCTAAATAATCCGCATCCATTAAAGCCTTTGTAGTAGTAATATTTTTTATCGGTCCAAACAATCCTTCAAGAACTAGTTTATGCGTTTGAGTGCCATCCAATGTCCCTGTTAGACCGAAACGATACGCAGCTTGTGTACACTTAGTTAGGATAGAAGTCAACGATTTAGCTTTAAAATTGTGGGCTTCATCACCAATAACCATACCAAATTGTTGAAAGTAATCAGAAGGCATCTTATAGATTGACTGCCATGTACTAATGTATATGTCTTTTGATTTATCGTTCTTATCACAACCTGCCATAATCTGATGGCATTGTTCCACATCAAATGTGTCATCGAATTGAGAGTAGTCTTCAAAGTCACCATACATTTGTTTAACAAGGGAAGTGGTTGGTACAATCAATAATACCTTCTTCTTATTATACTCTAAAAAGTAACGAATGGCAAGGTAGATTACTAAGGACTTTCCGGAAGCAGTTGGAGATATAAGTAAACCCCTCCTATGACGTAATGCATAGCTTACAGCTTCTTTTTGATAATCTCTTGGAGTAATCTTCTTACCGCCAGAAGATAATGGAAGAGCATCAATCCAATCTACATTGTCATCATGATGGATGTCAGGTCTATCGTAGTAATGTGAATTAGAATCATCGATAGTAATATAGTAATTTCGCTCATCAGCAAACTCCTTAATGTATTGATATAACCCCGCATATATTGTTTGGCTTCGCATATCGAGTAAGCGAATCTTACCATCCCACATCTTATTGCGGAATGCATTCATATATTTGTATCCAGGAACATAGAACGTAAAGAATTCACCCAATTCATGAAGAATACCTTTATCCTCACAATCTACTGTTAGAAATGCATTATTCTTTACCGCTATCTTGATTTCCATTACACGCCCGCTTCGAAACTTCTCCACTTGATGATATTGCTAATACTCTGATGTCTCCATCTTATAGTATCCATGATTTCCTTAAGGGTATCTATAAGTGTTTGCATATACTCAATCTCAGCTTGGCTCTTTTGAATATCAGCATCAGCATCATAGTAGTAATTCATATCACCTTTAAGAGGTTTGTTTAAACCATTAAACGGATCATAGTCCCAAGACCTCATATCCATTTGTCCCTTATTCATTTTACCGTTGTAGTATAACCACTTATCTTTAAGTAGCATTTTGAATTTAAGGTCTTTGTCTTTCTTCTTGATTTTGGCTACTGTAATTAGCCCTAAGTATTTTGAGTGAAGACTTGCAATTTTTATAGTTGCATCATCTAATTTGAACTGATCGATTTGACAATCTTCTTGCCACATTTCAAGTATTTCTTGTACGTCCATAATATAATTCCTTTCATGATATACTTCTATTTATAAGTTAAATCTAAGTACGTATTACATTCAGGACAATGACCATTTGCAGATACAATTCCATTCCAATCACAACTTGGACAATCTACTGCTGGTTGTACATATACAGGAGTTGATTTACGTTTAACTCTAAACAACAATCTTCTCTGATACACTGGTCTATTTGGCATAGGTAAATCCATACCAGTATGAATAGCAGTACTTGGTACTAGATATACAGCACCAGGTCTTTGTGGATGTACAGATGTTGGGTGACCTATACCATATCCTCTTTTCCAATGAGTTTCTGCTGCTTCTGTCGGATCAACAGTTTCGTGATAATGTGCTGCACCTTCCCATGATGGTTTCCATACTGGATTCATACAACATACAATTGAATAATAACCTTCCCCATCAGCTTCTCTAATAACGGGAGCATCTCTATGAGGTCCTGCAGAACCTCTCAATTTCTTTGATGGTCGTCGTGGTTTATTTCCAATTGGATTCTCTAACATTATACCACCTGATTTACCAGTACAATATGCAGTCCATATAGGTACAGGATTACCTACATCAGGAACAGTTCCAAATCCAGGAATAGAAGAGTCCTCACCAAACTTAGGACTCCACATAGGTCTTGTGCCACCTATCTCTTCAGGAAAACCATCTAATGACATTTCATTATCAAAGAACTTTTCATTGATATATTTAAATAAATCCCAAATAGGCTGTGCTCTTCTTTCACAACTTTCATCAGACCAAGCAAGT